GGTGATTTTGGCACAACCGATATGGCGAGACTTGAAGCGTATCGGGAGTTTCTAACGCACGCGCTTGACCTGCTCATCATAGACGAACTCCACGAAGTAGCCGACGATAGCAGACACAAAGACCGCATACTGTCCGATATACTTGACGCACGCTATGCCGCGAAAAAGGACACGCTTTTGATTTCCAACCAATCCGCCGCCGAGTTTTCCAAGGCTACAAGCCCGTCCATTATCTCCCGGCTAAACGAACACGGCGGGATCATCCCTTGCGAATGGGAGTCATTTAGAGAAAAACCAGCGATATGACAAAAACATCAGTATCAATGCCAGCCGATTTGCTCGCGTGGACACACGCCGAGGCGAAGAAACGCGACTCGTCCGCATCGCGCCTGATTTGCGACCTCATCGAACTCGAACGCCGCGCATCGGTTTTCGCCAGACTTGAATCACTCGAAAAGAAAGTCAGAGAACTACAAAACCAAAAACCATGAATACACCACGAACAGACCGCATCCTAGACAATCTCGCAGTCGCTATGACGGCGGACACGCGAGAGCAATCCAAAGCACACAGTGAAGAGGCGTGCCGTGAAATCGAACAACTCGAAACCGAACTCATCAAGTGCAGAGAGGCGCTGGATAAACTGCACATAGCCTGCGAAACTAGTAAGCCGGAAATCTATGAATGGTATCTTACTGACCCATTCGCATCAGAAGCGCGGGAGAACGCGATAGAAACACTGAACCAAACCAAATGACCGCACAACGCCGATACGAATACCACGCCGACCGCGCACTTGACCGCGACCTTGCCGAGACAATCGCCGCCGCTTGCTGCGAAAATTGCGGGCGCGAGCTTGTGAATGACAAGTGCGAGAAGTGCGAAGGCAAATTGACCGCACGACAAAGAAAGTTTGAGAATGTTATTGACCGCTAACGAGATTTTAGAAAGAACACACACCAATGAAAAACACACCGAAAACATACGAGGACTTTTTATATCAGAAAACGCAACTAAGCGGAGAGTTTGGATTCACGCCGACCTTTATGCCCGATTTCCTTTTTCCGTTCCAGCGGGCGCTTTTAGAATGGGCTATAAATAAAGGGCGCTCCGCAATCTTCGCGGACTGCGGCCTTGGCAAAACGCCCATGCAATTAATATGGGCGCAGAACGTGGTCGAGAAAACCAATAAGCCAGTTTTGATATTGACGCCGCTTTCCGTGGGAGCGCAAACAATACGAGAGGCAAACAAGTTTGGAGTTGAGGCGAAGCAATCCCGCGACGGCACGGTTGCCGCAAAAATCACGGTCACAAACTATCAGCAGCTTCACAAATTTGACTGGAAAGACTTTGGCGGAGTTGTCTGCGATGAGTCGAGTATTCTGAAAAACTTTGACGGGGCAATTAAGTCTCAGATTACCGAGTTTATGAAAAAGTTGCCGTATCGCCTGCTTTGCACGGCAACCGCCGCCCCCAACGATTACATCGAGCTTGGCACAAGTAGCGAGGCGCTTGGCGACTTGGGATTTACGGATATGATTTCCCGATTCTTTAAGAAGTCAGAAAAGACCTACACGAAGTCAGACGAATATGCGCACGGACTTTATCGCTTCCGAGGTCACGCGCAACATGACTTTTGGCGATGGGTTTGCTCTTGGGCGAGGGCTGTCCGAAAGCCGTCCGACATTGGCTTTCCAGACGGAGACTACAAGTTGCCGCCGCTAGTAACGGTGGAGCACATAATCAAAGCGCGCACCGCCAATCCCGACTTCCTTTTTGATATGCCCGCTGTCGGACTAGCAGAACAAAGGTCAGAGCGCCGCAGGACAATCTTGGAGCGATGCGAGATGGCGGCCGAGATTATTTCTAACACAGGAAAGCCCGCCGTGGCATGGTGTCACCTTAACGAAGAGGGGCATATGCTAGAAAAGATGATTGACGGATCCGTGGAGGTCGAGGGTAATGATTCCGATGAGTTTAAGGAGGAAAAGTTTGAAGCGTTCGCATCGGGACAAATTCGCGTCCTTGTCAGTAAGCCCGTTATCGCTGGATTCGGATTAAACTGGCAGCATTGCGCGCATCAAACATTTTTTCCATCGCACTCGTTTGAACAATGGTATCAGTCAATCCGCCGCTGTTGGAGATTTGGCCAGAAGTCTCCCGTAAAAATTGACGTTATTTCCAGCGAGGGCGAGGCTGGCGTGCTTTCCAATATGAACCGCAAGGCGGCTCAGTCTGAACAGATGTTTGCGAGGTTGGTTGAACTAATAAACAACGAGCTTCGCATTGAAAAAACCAACAAACACACCAACAACCAAGAACTACCAACATGGCTATAATCAACCAAACAATCACGAACAAATACGCCCTATATAACGGCGATTGCATCGAAGTGATGAAGTCGCTTCCAGACGAGAAAATTGACCTCTCAATTTATTCTCCGCCGTTTTGCGGGCTGTATAATTACAGCAGCAGCGAAATGGATTTGAGCAACTGTGCGAGCTATTCAGAGTTTTTTATTCACTACGGATACGTGGTCGCGGAATTGGCGAGACTCACTAAGTCGGGAAGGATTACCGCCGTTCATTGCATGGACGTTCCCGGAAAAGGAAACGGCGAGACGGCGCGCATGGGATGCGGGGCAAATGCCGGAACTGGATTGATTGACTTTCCCGGCGACATTATTCGGCTTCATGAGAAATATGGATTTCAATTCATGGGGCGTCGAGCAATCTGGAAAGAGCCGCTAGGCGTGCGACTTCGCACAATGGCGAAGGGGCTGGCTCACGCGCAGATTGTCGAAGATTCAACGTTGTGCGACGTTGCTGGGGCGGACTATCTTTTGACGTTTAAGAAAGCCGGAGAAAACAAGGTTCCAGTTTCGCATCCTACGGGGCTTCATTCATACGCCGGAGAGCGCGTGATGCCGCATGAATTGCAGCAATATAAAGGCCACACAGGAAAGCAGACAGAGAACCGTTTCAGTCATTGGATTTGGCGACAATACGCGAGTAGTTTTTGGGACGACATTCGCATTGACCGAGTTATCCCATACAAGGAAAGCCGCGACGCCGACGACGAGCGCCATTGTCACCCGCTGCAACTTGACGTTATTGAGCGCGCTTGCGTTCTTTGGAGCAATCCCGGCGAAGTTGTTTTCACTCCATTTATGGGCGTTGGTAGCGAAGTCTATGGCGCGGTGTTGAACGGGAGAAAGGGCATCGGCGCAGAATTAAAGCCTTCATATTACAACCAAGCCGTCCGTAATTTGGCGGACGTAGAAAACCACGTTGAGCAAGAACTAATCGAAGTATAAAAATATGGACTCACTATTTGAAATCGAACCAACGAAACCGACGAAGCTACAAGCCGCGAGGCGTGCGCTTGAGGATGCCGTCGCTGAATACGATGCCGCACTAGAACGATGCGGCGGAGACGATGCCAGCCTTGGCGACTACGAGCGCGCCGTGAATCGGTTTGAGCAGTTAGTTCTCGCAGAAGAGATAGCCGAGTTGAACAATTCAAAACAAAACATTGTATGAACATCATCAAACTAATCACCATCCCGATATGCTTTATCGCGTGGGCAATCCTGACAATAGCTTGGGCAATAGACCGTGAAGAAGGGGAAACTCTCAAGGAATACATCACGAAACAAATACTATGATACCAAACGAACGACCAACGCCGATCACCGATGAGGCAACAATCAACAATGTGCTAATTCAGCTATGACCCTCCACACCTACGACTTCGCGATCTACAACGGCAGGGTCAAGGTCTATGTGGACGGCTACGTGATGTTCACCTTCAACCAGCTAGATTTTAAGGGCTACTACGCTTTCAAGGACGACACGTTGCTGTTTGGAATAGACATATACCTCGTTGATACGACGATGGAAATCTACTTCAAGACCAAGGAAAACTGGTTAGCAATTCTCGCGCTACTCGACAAAAATCTATGAGCACTACAACAAGAACGGCAGCCGCAACAAAAATCTACATCTGGAATGGCGTTAAGCACATATTTGTAGATGCCGCCGTTTGCGAACAGATTGAAGACGAACTCGCCGCAGTCACCGCCGAACGGGATGCGCTGAAAGCGAAGCTCGCCACCATTAACCACATCGCAATGTCTCTATTCGTCCGCTCCACAAGCAGCGAAGTCACTGGAGAAATGGCAGAGATAGGACGGCTATCGAGGGAGGATGGGCAATGATAGAAACGCCCGAACAACTCCGCCGAGAAATCGCCTATCGAGTTGATGAGCGGATCGGGATTATGACGCTAGGCGCGCTGCCGTCTAAGGCGGTTGTCGAGTTTGCGGAGAACGAGGCGCGGGAATGGGCGCGGAAGCACTATCCTGAGCTTTTAGACAAGGCGGATAAAAGCCCTAACAAGTGAGCGGGCGCGATACTTTCGCCATACTCCATCGCCACTCTCTGAGTCGCGCTCGCCTTTTCCGTTAGTGTTGCCCTCGATTGCAGTTATTTCTCCGCGCTCGCTATCCTCTGCGACAATTCCGATGTGCGAGAAGTCGAAAACCACTATATCCCCACGGCGGCACGGCTCATTTTCTCCTAGAACTTGCAAGCCTTCATCCTTTGCCCATCGGATGAAATCGAACGCGCCCGTTGTTTTCGGGCGATGGAAATGCACGATTGCTTGCACGCTTGGCGACTTTAACCATTCGCGGATGCACCACGCAACAAAAGCCATGCACCACGGCCAAACGCCCGGTGTTGTCCAAGTCGCTGACTGATACTCGCGCACCCTTGGCCCGCGATTATTGCCGCCGATTTCTCGCACGCCGATTTCCTTTTCGGCGATGCGAGCAAGTGCGTCTCGCGCCTGTTCTGGCGACAAGATTGCTAGGCGAATCTCCTCACTTGGCATATCCGCGAATGTCTTTTTCTAGCCTATCGCCGTCAACGCCTAGAACTATCGCCTTTCCGTCATAGGACAGCGTAGCGCCGTGATACGTGACGCCTGCGCGGTATTTAATAGCGGAGCAGCTTGTGAGGTAAAGGCACGCTAGGATTGCGAAAACGGCGAAGATAAAAGCCGATGCGATGCGGCGGGGGTCGTTGAGAAATGGATTCATTGTTTTGGTTGTTTGATTGCGTCACGGGCGACAACAAAGCCGCCGCCGATTGCTGCTGTTTCGAGAACTTGTCCGACAAGATAAATCCAAGCTGGCCCGCCTTGATATGTTTGAAGGAACTTTCCTAGTGCATAGGCGATGGCTGCGATGGTTGTTTTGTAGTTGTTCATGGTTTTATGGTTTCTTTGAAAGGGCATGGCTTGCCGGGACACATTCTGTAAGCCATTAGCATACCGTGGTTCTCTCCAGCTTGCGCCCGCACTGACTCGATTGCACTTCGTAGCTCTTTGCGGTCTGACTCGCATTGCTCGCTGCGATGCCAAAGAATCCTTGCAAGAAAACATAACGCGCCTGTCACGGAACTTACGGCTATGAGCAAAGCGTTTTCAAGTGTCATGGCTTATTCTGTAAGTGCGGCAATTTCTGCTTCTGCTTCCGCTTTTTTAGCAAGTGCGGCGGCGAGCTTCTTTTCGTTCTCAGTTTGCAGCGCAGCAGCGCGCATCGCTGTCAGCTTGGCAATGTCGCCCTCGTCAAAAGCGGCGGAGGCTTCTGCGAGCAGCGCGGCGAGTCGGCTGCACTCGGCTGATAATTCCGCAAACGCCGCATCCTTCGCGTCGAGTTGCGCTTTGATGTCGAGCCATAGCTGGCCGGATTCGGTTTGAATTTCAAACAGTGATTTCATGGGTTTGTGGGTTGTGAGTTAGGCTAAGAGTCCGGCGTTTCGTAGTGCTTTGACTACTTGTGCAATCGTGTAGCCGTCAAACGTGTCGTCCGTTTTGATATTTGTCCCGCCGCCCGTGTGAGCAACGGTTGCGCTGGCAACTGCCGTTGTCGGCTGAACGATTGGCGTCGCATTCCAGAAGCTGAGTTTCTGCGTTGTTGCCGCGCCTATCTTCGTTCCGGTCGTCGTGTTGAAAGCGATGTTCTGCGCATCGCCTAAAGTGATTCCGCCGTTAGCTGTGAGAAGCCCCGTCAGCGTGGTTGCGCCTGTGACGGCGAGAGCGTTAGCAATAGTAACGCCAGTTGTGCTGACCGTGACGCGCAATGTGCCGCCAGCCGTGAAACCGATTTGATCCTCGCCCACGCGATACATCCCAGTGTTTTCGTCGCCGGAGCTTCCAAAGGTGAATGTCGGTGCTGCGAAAGATCCGCTTGAGCCTTTGAACAAAGACGCACTGATGTTGTAATCATAGTTGCCTGATCCAGAGAACAAATGACCACTGCTGGAAATATGCCAGCGCAAAGTTCCGCCAGTTGCAAATCCAAAATTATTTGTTCCGATGTAATATATCCCGCAATCGGTATCCGATCCAAATTGGATAGAAGGCGCGCTTGCGGAACCGTTAGGGAAGAGCGAATTGCCCGCCGTGATGTTCAGCGCATTGTTAGTTGTCCCTCCGGATGCGGTCAGCGTAAGCGCATTGTTAGTTGAGAAAGACCCCGTGCGCGTATTTGAGATCGCCGCGCCTGTGGTTGTGACAACTGAGGTAAAGTTAGAGCCTGACAGTCCAATGTTTAATCCAACGATTGAACCGCTTACATTTAAGCTAGTGGTTGAAATATCAAGCAGCTTGCCTGACGTTAAAGAGGTTGAAGCCAGATAAAGCCCTGTGCCGGATGTTAGAGAATTGAGCGGCACATATACTTGTGATGTTGTTGTAAGCCCCACCGTGCAAGCTCCACCAAGCACAATGTTCGTCGCGGCTCCAAATGCGTTCACGGTTGTTGCCGTGGTGTTCAGCAAAGCCATTGTCGCGCTGCCTGCGACGATC